ACACCAAGGAATCTGTCTGCTACCGAGACCCTTTGCTGTTCCAGATCAAACGCTGCAAATGCATTTTCTAATGCTTCACTAGTCTTACCGGTCCTTGCTACTTCTTGATCATATTGCTTCTTTAGACTATTGACCTTTATTCCAGCAAAGATACTATCCTTTTGTGTGATCTTAAAGAGTTTTTCACCTATCTTAGATGCAGAAAACTGCATGTCGAGATGACCCTTTTGGACCTTACCATACTTAGCTTGGTTTGAAACAGCTTGTTCAGTAATATTATTTATATCCTGAATGAAGCCTACTGTTTGCTTGAATTGAGTGTTTAGTTGATCCGGTAACTTTGCCATATCGGATAGAGCATCTGAAAGTTGCTTAGCTGCTCCTGCTGTCTTGTTGAGCTGTCTTTCTAGCTTATTTACTTCAGCAGTTGTTTTTGATATTTGTTCCGGTGATAGATTTTTTTCATTAGCCATAAAGGTTACCCCAGTTATGAATAAATATCTACCAAGTCAGTTATTTACGGGGAAACCGTGACATAGGTGTCACTGTTTTATTTTCCGCTTCTTGATCCTTTATAGCTCGTTTTTGAGAGTCTTTCAGATCAATTAACTCTTTAGTATAAAAGTTTCTTAGATATATTGGCATATCATACACATCACGAAATGTAAAGCCTTGACCATGATGTATTAATGCAAATATGTTTTTGTGAAGGGTGGCTTTATCCTTGGGTTGAAGGCCAAAAAAACTCAACGGTAAGGGGAATGTCAACCCTAACCGTATCACCTCCTAATTCTATGTTTTGCGACAATTCAATATCCGGTGTGACTCTTAGGATTTCCTTCCTAAGTTCTAACGAGTCCTTGGATAGCATGTTATGGACAGCTTCAACGATAACTGGTTGTTCAGTATTACCGTTGACTGATGTTATAGTATGTCTTAGTCTTGTAGTGACTTCTGCAGACGTTCCTATCTTCTTTGAAGCCTCTATATCTCTATTGATAGCTTTATCAATGGCTCCTGTAGTTAGCCTGAACGTAATCTTGTGCTTACTAACTGGTAGTGTAAAATTAAATTGACCTTGAGAGTAGTCGGCATCTTCTGGTAAAGTTGTGAATTTGCACTTACTGAGATCAAAAGTATAATCGATCATTTGACCCGTGGATGGATCTTGAATCCGTGCTGTATACTCTGATCCATATGCTAGTATTCTAGCTGCTACCATCAGGGCATTCTTATCACCTAATACCAACTCATCCACCTTGATGGACTTGTCTATGATTAAGCTTCCAAGTAGATGATCTATTACTACACCCTTTTGGATAAGATTGGTTGACGTGAGGATATCTTCTTCCTTAGCTGTCATGTATTTTAATTCTACTTTACCTGAAGTGAGAGCGCTATCTTTGGGATATACGTCTCCATTGCTAGGGATATCTACTATCTCTGTAGGGAATGGTTGCTCTGCCATAGTGGTCCTCCTTAGACCTGTACGGCTCTACGATACCACCCGTACCAAAACCTTTCTTGTTCTGGTCGATTGAAGACAATCTTGGCGAATCGTAAAACTCTGTAACTTCGTATCCTGTCTGCGGATACCTTTTCGGATGCTGATATGGTCATTGGACCTATTTGTCCATCAACCTTCAGTTTATTTTCTTTGCGCTTAGCATTACAAGCCTGCTGTAACACTTTGACTGCACCGGACTTACCAAAATTCACACACATATCAAAGTATATCTGACGTATTTGTGGAGGTAGGTCTTGTGCTTTACTGGGCTTCCAGTAGTCTTCGAAGTAGATATTCTTTGCTTCATCTCTCGTGAGATTCTTTATATCTACATTTGGATAGAACCTCTTGGCAATCCCAAAGTTGGTCTCACCTCCTAAATCAGAGGGATCATCAACGTACCCACCTTCATGGTTTAGTACGTGTTCTATTATATCATTAAAACTTGTGGCTTTATCCACTATTTAAATACCTTTAGAATTGTAATATTGCGTAATCGTATCTAAGAGTTAGCGTAATGTCAATTGGGGCCGATGAACCAAAGTCCATTTCACCAAAATTGGCTTGTTGAATATAAGCACCTTTAAGTGTCCACTCTTCAACCTTATCACCTACTGGTCCTAGTACATTAAACGTAACATCTTTTTTGTAAAAATCAGCATAACCATCACGACCAGTTACGGACTCATGAGATAATCTAATCCATTCCATTGTAGCTTGAGCTGCTGAAGGTACGATTGGATCATACATTGTTATCTGTAGTGTTTCCCACGCTCCCTTACCCTTGACGTATTGTGTGACGTTCATGTGAGGTAGCGGAACATCTTCAAATGTAATTTGAGGACGTGCTGCTTGTCTTATCATATATGCTGGAATGCCGTCGATGATCATGATGAACCTATTTTGTAATTTAGGTTCAAATGGTGTGAACATTATCTCGTTGGCTGAAACTAGCTCTGGCATGTTTTTCTCCTAAGAATTCTTTTCACCTATAAATATCGTTTAGTTTGAAAAAATCCTCATATCAGTTACTATTCTGGGAAAGTAGCCCCTGTAGGCTGTACTGTAAAGTCCAAAATAATAAATTCTGCTGTTCGTGTTGGTTGTAAAAATATCTGTCCATACAAAATATTTCTGTCTATGACATCTGGAGTATTGTTGGATTCGTCCATCACTACTCTAAAGGCTGATAAACCTGAATTAGATTGTACCTGCTCCATAAAAGGATTCACAATGTTGAGGAATCTGCTTCTAGTAGCTGAAGTATTCTGTTCAAATAGTAAGAACCTGGAAGTACTTGCTATGAATTTCTTCACTCTGATAAGAAGTCTTCTTACATTGATCCTATCTAATGCTGAAGCTTTCTTCTGTAGTGTTTTCTGTCCAAATACAGTGACTCCCTGTCCTGGGAATGTTGCTATTGGATTTACGTTACTATCGTAGAGTGTATCCCTAACGCTGTGTGTTAATTTTCTTTCTGCTTGTATCGCAACATCAATACCACCTCTATTTAGACCTGCTGGTGCAAACCATGGATGTGCTACTCTATCATTGAAAGCGTATACTCCACCCATCACTACTGATGGCGGTACGAATACATTTGTTCCCAATGTAGGTTCTGCTATTTGAATCCAAGGCCAGTACATTGCTGCGTAGCTAGAGTCTCTAGTCTCCGCTTCTGTAGTTACAGTTCCTACTGCACTATCAAAGAATACTGGATCTGCTACTACAAAACAATCACCTCTGTCTTCTGCCATGTCAATGGCCTTAGTGAGAAGTTTTGATCCACCAGTTCCTGCATCAATGACTCCAGGTAGTAATACAAGATTAATGTCATACTCATCTTGATTACCTAGTAGATTGATTGCATCTTCATATGCGGTCTGACCATCTCCTGCAGAGTTTAGATTGAAACCCTGTGAATTTGCATCAGATATCTTATCGTAAAATGCATATCCACCTGCTGGGTCAACAGTTCCTGCAGTATCACCTAAAGCGTTGAAACCTGCTGCTCCTGAAGAACCTCCAAAGAATGATCCACTCATTAGAATAGGTATGGACCCTGAATTGGTCAACCTTATGTTACCATTATCATCAAGATATCTTGGAGTCTGCTTGAGAACCTCGACCCTAACGTACTTTGATTTATTTGGATAAGAACCACTAGCTTGAATGTATGGATCGTTTGTTCCACTACCCTTGAGTGTAAAACTTTGATCTCCAATTACTTTAGCTACGTAGTTTGATTGGAATGGATCTAAACTGACGTTTGTAAATGACTCCAACGCTGACTTGCGTTTCTCTGAATCATTACCAGCTCTGATTGCTATACTAAAGGTACCTTTCTTTGGGTTCCTTGCTGTTACTTCATATCTTAAATTGTCTTTTGAACCACTGATCAATACTTTATTCTCTCTTAAAACTGTATGATCTACTCCAGGACCTCCTGGTGTTGCGGCTGCGGATCCTGATAAGGATGGTTCTGCTCCATTGAAGCCTATTATATTATTATTCTGCTCTGCTCCATGAGCCAGCGTGTGCAGTATAATGGACGAGGATGCTTCCACAAATGGTTCTATCTGTCCACTATCAGCAATCCCTGACGCTCCATTATCGGAGAATACTGGATGTTGATAATCTTCGTTAGGTACAAGTGATCTAGCAGTGGTGACTCCACCAGCTAACACTCTCACAACCGTAAGGGCTGTACCATTCTTTAAATATTCTCTTGCAGTCAGAGATGTCATGTACGTCAATGGATCACTTCCACTTATAAAGGAATCTCCAAAACGTTGTACATATTCACTGTAAGATCCAACGACTGTTGGAATGTTGGCCACACCTTTTACTGTGGGACCTATAAGGGCTGCACCAATGTCTCCAACGGCTGATGGTAAAAACGACTGATCAATCTCGTTGGTAAAAACACCGGGACTTACTACTTTTTCACTTGAGGGCATTTAACTTCTCCATAGAATTCTTTGGGTATAAGGGTATAGTGATATCAAATATAAGTAGGACTACTGGTATATAAACAGACAGTTTAATTTAACCGTCTTGACTTTTGTTCTGAGTGAAGATACCCGTTTCAGGGTTCAATACACCATCACCATACTTATCATTTATTTCTTTAATAAAATTTTGCTCAGCTTCGCGAACATTCTTGAGTTTTTTGTTTAACTCTTCTCGAGTGTCCAATAATGTATCAAGCTGTTCATTCAATTGCATTTCCGCCACATGAACCTGACCATAACCCAACTGTACTGATAGATATTCGTCTTGTAAGGATTTGACTCTTTCTAGCTCTTGTTTTGAAAATTTTACTTCTTGTGACATTTAAAACCTCTTAGTTGTTTCATATATATATAGGTATGAATTACCAAACCATCTATTTGACTTGATAATCCGTAGCATCTCCCTCAAATCCAAACACAACTTTTCTCTGAGAGAATTCCTTTGATATTTCTGCGGTTGTACCCAATACGTTTGAAGTGAACTCTGGTATCACGTATGCTTTTACAGCCATAGTAAATTCATTCTTAACGATGCGTTCACCATTAGCTGTCATCTCGGTAGCATCTGTAATACCACCTTCCAAGCTAGATAAAAATTTATATTGTTCAGAGTCTCCAAAGTAAGTTTCTAAATGTTCTAAAAATACTTCCGTGACTACATTCATTTGCTCCATAAATGCTGTCATTATAACTATACTATAATTACATACAACAAAATCCGGCATGCCGGTTACTATAGTCTGTGTGATGGGAGCTGCTCCGGTTTGAATGGAAAACCTATCGTATCTGTTCTTTTTAGACCATTTGGATGACCTCTCTACCTTAATGAATTCACCCTTGATGTCATGATCAAAAGATAGTGGCATGTCTGGATTAAATGATACATCAGTCCTTCTCAACACCATTACGGGTAAAATTAAAGAATTATTTCTATCTCTCAAGACTCCATTACTTCTAAGAGATTTCCATCTTTCTTCATTACCGTACAGCACAGGTACCTTTACATA